TATGCAACTCAAAAATTACTTAAAAACAATTTAAATCTTAGTAGTTTTTACAATTTAATGGACACATACATTGACGACTCTAATAACTATGTGGGAAATGTTTTAAATACAATGTTACCAATGGTAAGAAAAGAATTACCAAACATTTTTATAAGTGAAGACGGGTCTCAAAATAGAGCTGATTTAGAGGCTGGTTTTACAGAACAAACAAGATCTGAATTGTGGGAAACGTTTAAGACTTTAAATGACACATGGATTGCCGGATTTGATTTCCAAAACAAAACTTTATTTGAGGATGTAATGTTGGTTGACAGAGCAAGTAGAAATGTCGGTGATAAAGTTTTGGTTGATATTTACGGAATTATTAAGCTGTTAGAAGACGGATCAACAGAAAAAAATAACGGAAGTAGTTCATATAAAAACACTTTGTTGGATATGGTTACAACCATTTTAATTGAAAACAACTTTCAACATTTTATGTTACCGGCATATGTTAATTTTTATAACGTACAAGACGCTCAAAAAAACCCAACACCAAGACCTGACGGAACAATGGAATTTGGTAATATGTTATTTGGGACTTTTTTAAATGTTGATTATAGACAAAGTTCCCCAAAATTTTTGTGTTACTATGTTAGTAAACCAAGTGAGCATTTGAATATGAATAATAATATTGATTATAGATTTAGAGATGATGCTTTTGATTTAAGAAGAGCTAGTGACAATCCGTTAATTGAAAATCAAGCAACTAAAATAGATTGGGACAAATCCAATAAAGTTGTTGGTTTTAATGTTGACCCAACAAAAGAAAATCAACAAATATTTAAATCATTTAGTGTTTCACAAGATCCGGGAAAACCAACAAGTGAGTCTTTACAGATTTTGGATCAAATGGCAAATGTGGATAAAAATAGAAGATCGTCAACACAAAGCGTTTCATTATTTAATTTATATAAAAATAGAAGTTATAATTGTTCTGTTGACATGATGGGTTGTGCTCTAATACAACCAATGATGTATTTTAATATTAGAAACATACCAATGTTTTCAGGGCCATATATGATTACAAAAGTAAGTCATGATGTTTCTGAAAATGGGTTTAGTACGGTTTTTGAAGGTGTAAGACAACCTTTTTATAGTTTACCAACCGTAGATAATTTCTTACAAACTTTAAATGTTAAAATTCTTTCACAATTACAAAGTAAGATACAAGAAAATGAATCAAAACAAAAAGAAAGTTCTGCGAATGTATTATTTCAGGCACAAAATACAATTGCTAATTTACAATCTGAAGACACTTTAACTAAAAATCAAGATTGTGCAAATCAATTAAATTCTAGATATAACAACTTTACTGGCGTGGATATTCCACAACCAACATCTGTTTCAGTGAAAACTTTCTTAAATGAATTAAGAAATATTTTAATAGAGTTAAAATATGATATGACAGGAAATACAACATATCAAACCGCAGCGGCGGCATTCACATTTGTTTTTGTTGATTCAGGAAATAATAATGGAACAGAAATAAGTGCTTACGAGAATAACTATAGCACGATAAACCTACAAGAAGTTTATGGGGACTCTTTCTTTGAATATATAAATAGGAAGTATTTCTGTGTTTCAAGAGGAACAGATAAAAACTTACCTATTGTTGCATTTAGATCTTTAAAAGATTTTATAAAGTTTGTTTTACTTAAAGTTGCAAATATACCAACATTTTTACAACAAGACTCAAATAAATTTCCATCAGATGATTTAGTACCATATAATTTAGCAAAACAATATGTTTTACATTATCCGATCAATCAAAATAATGATGTTTATACTAAAATTGAAGCCGATAATGGTCAAATTGAAAAATTAAACGCGGAATTTTTAAAAGCTTATCAAATTTTTGAATCTTTATGGTCTTAATATAATAATACAGATATTTATAATAAAAATTATATATGAATACAAAACTTATATTAGATAACTACTTGGGTAAAAACACAAGAGTTTCAGAGAAGGATAAAGGTAATGGTTACAAAGAAGTTTGTGATTTAGATACTGGAGACTGCTACACAGTAAGAATGAAAGATGGTTTGATTGAAAGAGTTGACAACACTAAAAATTCTTTTAAAAAAATCCAAGTAGAAACCAAGAATGGTATAAAAACATTATTAAACGGATAGTATGAAATTAGATGAAAAAATATTAGAAGAAATTGCAAGATATAGGTCAATCAACACTTATATCACAGAACAAGATGTTCCACCAGCACCTGAAGGTGATGTTCCCCCACCACCTGACGCAGGAGCAGCACCGGCACCTGATGCAGGAGCAGCACCTGATGCAGGAGCAGCACCTGCCCCTCCAGCAGCCCCTGAAGGACAACCTATTGATGTTGCGGCAGATCCTGATGTTGAAGAAGTTGGAGCGGAAGGAGAAGGAGAAACTGAAGAGTTAGATATTACTGACTTGGTTGATTCTCAAAAAACAATGGCAGACAAACAAGAAGAATATTTTGAAAATCTTTTTGGTCAAATTAAAAAAATGGAAGAAAAACTTTCTGAAATGGATAGTTTGGTTCAAAAACTAGATTCATTAGATTCTAAAGTTGAAAAATACAGACCAAAAACGGCACAAGAAAAACTACAATTAAGAAGTTTAGATTCAGGACCGTTCAAACAAAATTTGGCAGACTTCTTTAAAGACAAAGAAGATGAAATGGAAAAAACAGGAAAAAACGAATATGTTTTAACTCAAGACGAAGTTGAAAATTTTAGTCCATCAGAAATTGAAAAATCGTTTAACGAACCAATGGAAGATGAAGACGAAATTTTATTAAATAAATTTAATTATTAATTTAAAAGGTCACAATTAGTGGCCTTTTTTTTAAAAACTTATTTGACAATTACTTTTTACTACCTTATATTTTTTACACATAAACTTTTAAATTTTAATTACACATGGCGACAAATGTTTTAGACGCGGTTTTGGCTCAATATGAAAGTTCAAAACAAAGTGGTTCTTCTTCCACTTCAAAAATGTCACAAGAAGAAAGAATGAAAAAATATTTCGCAGCTCTATTGAAAGAGAACGAAAAACAAGGACAAAAACGTGTCCGAATCTTACCAACAACAGACGGATCTTCACCATTCAAAGAAGTGTGGTTCCACGAAGTTTTATTGGACGGAAAATGGCAAAAATTCTACGATCCAGGAAAAAATGATAATGAAAGATCGCCTTTGAATGAGGTATATGAAGAACTTATGTCAACAGGTCGTGATTCAGACAAAGAACTTGCAAAACAATATAAGGCTCGCAAATTCTATATTGTTAAAGTTATTGATCGTGATAACGAACAAGATGGTGTTAAATTTTGGAGATTTAAACACAATTACAAACAAGAAGGAATTTTAGATAAAATTATTCCTATTTGGAAAGCTAAAGGTGATGTTACCGATCCTGATAAAGGACGAGACTTAATTCTTGAATTAACAAAGGCAAAAACGCCAAAAGGAGCGACGTATACGGTTATTCAAACGGTTATGTATGATGACCCTTCATCAATCTCTGATGACACAGATCAAATGTCTGATTGGGTTGGTAATGAAATGACTTGGGAAGATGTATACTCTAAAAAACCTGTTGAATATTTGGAAGCAATTGCAAGAGGAGAAACTCCACGTTGGGATTCTGAAAAAGGTGGATATGTTTACTCTAACACCGAAACCGCAGAAGTTTCTATGGGAGGAAAATCAACACCTAAATCAATTAATGAAGTTGCTGACCCACAAGAAAACGATCAAGTTGATGAAGAATTACCATTCTAAATTTAACTAAAAAAACCCTAAGTATTATCTAAACACCGATTTACAATGTCGGTGTTTTTTTTTATATTATAAATAAATAGAATATTATGGCAATTAAAAAAAATGATTTTAGTTCATTAAAAAAGAAATTTTCCACATCAGCAAAATATAAACCACAAAGATTTTTTGATTTGGGTCAACCATTTTTGGATGCGGTAGGACTTCCAGGTCCGGCCATGGGACATATTAATATGTTCTTGGGTCACTCAGATACGGGAAAAACAACAGCGCTTGTTAAAACTGCGGTTGATGCTCAAAAGAAAGGTATTCTTCCTGTGTTTATCATTACAGAACAAAAATGGAGTTTTGAACACGCCAAACTTATGGGTTTTGAATGTGAAGAAGTTGTTGACACCGAAACAGGAGAATTAGAGTGGGATGGTTTTTACATCTTTAATAATAATTTTGATTACATTGAACAAATTACAGCTTATATTAATGAATTATTGGATGCTCAAGAAAAGGGTGAATTAGATTACTCACTTTGTATAATGTGGGATTCAGTTGGATCAGTTCCATGTAAAATGACTTATGAGGGCCGAGGTGGAAAACAACACAATGCAGCTGCATTAGCCGA